GCCAAAAGATAAAGTATACACACAAGATATGGGGCCACCCCCCAAAGAACCCGATGACGCATCTGCGGGGCGCAAACTTAGCCCTAAAGAACCCGGTATGCCTGAGCAACTTGGTCAAGATATTCGCGTGGACGGCAAACCTGTAAAACCCGTAAAGAAGATGGCAAAGGGTGGCTCCGCTTCCTCTCGCGCTGATGGCTGCGCCCAACGTGGTAAGACCAAAGGCACAATGGTGATGTGCGGCGGCGGGATGGCAAAATGATGGTGAGCCGTGGTATGGGGGCCATTAACCCCAAGAAAATGCCCGGCGCAAAAAAGAAACCGCGTCGGGATAACACCGACTTCACTCAGTATGCCGAAGGCGGAAAAGTAAATGCAGCGGGTAACTACACAAAGCCAGAGTTACGTAAGCGGATTTTGTCTCAAGTAAAAGCTGCGGCAACGCAAGGAACAGGGGCTGGTCAATGGTCAGCGCGTAAAGCTCAACTAGTAGCCAAGAGATACAAGGCCGCTGGTGGGGGTTACAGAGATTGAAAGCGCCTCAACAATCCCTTAAAAATTGGGGCGATCAAAAATGGAGAACCAAAAGTGGTAAACGATCTTCTGACACAGGTGAAAGATATCTTCCTGAAAATGCAATCAAAGCTCTCAGCCCTTCTGAGTATGCTGCAACAACGCGTGCAAAACGTGCTGGCAAAAAAGCAGGGAAACAATTCGTAGCGCAACCAAAAACAGTAGCAAGTAAAACAGCGAGGTACAGATAATGGCTGAAAAATGGATTCAAAAAGCAATCAAGAAACCCGGTGCTTTGCGTGCTGAATTGGGTGTAAAAGGCGATAAACCTATTCCCGCTAAAAAATTGGCTAAAGCAGCAAAAGCTCCCGGTAAACTGGGTCAACGTGCTCGCTTGGCTGAAACCCTAAAGAAGATGAAATGATTTCATTCATCCAAAAACAACTCGAGGCTTCTGAACGCATGTTTGAACTCATGCACAGGGATCACAAGCAGCGTATGGAACAAATTGTTATGTGGGCTGACATGAACGAAAGCCTGATGAAAAAGCTCGCCGAGCGGGATAAAGAAATCTCTGCTCTCAACGCAAAGCTGCGGGCATACGAAACAGCGGAGAAAATCTAAATGGCATACACCACCGGTACTACTGCTTTCAATATGGACTTCACGGAGATTGCCGAGGAAGCGTGGGAGCGTGCCGGTCGTGAAATGAGAACTGGTTATGATTTAAAAACCGCTCGGCGTTCAATGAACCTAATGACAATCGAGTGGGCAAATCGTGGCTTGAACATGTGGACAATCGAGCAGGGGGTCATTGATATAACTTCTGGATTGAATACTTATTCTTTACCATTGGATACTATTGATTTGCTGGATCATGTAATCCGCACCGGCGCGGGGCAGCAATATAATCAATCAGATCTTACGTGTACCCGGATAAGTGTTTCTGATTACGCTACTATTCCTAACAAGTTATCGCCGGGCCGTCCATTGCAGGTATGGGTTCAAAGATTAAGTGGTAATACAAATCTGTACAGCGGAACACTATCTACTGCAATAACCACAACCTCCACTTCTATAACATTAAGCACCACGGACGGTTTGGCGGGGTCTGGGTATATTCAGTTAGGCGCTGGCGGTGAGTTTGTGTACTACAACTACATAGATGGTAATACCTTGAGCAACTGTTTTCGGGGTCAAAACAACTCAACAGCCACTGCGTACAGCGCGGGAACGGCAATTTATGTGCCACAACTACCAGCTATTACTTTGTGGCCAACCCCAGATAACGCGCAAACCTACCAATTCGTTTACTACCGCATGCGCAGAGTTCAAGACGCGGGTAAAGGTACGACGATTGCCGACATGAATTTTAGGTTTTTACCCTGCCTAGTAGCGGGTCTGGCCTACCATATTGCGATGAAAGTGCCCGAAATGCAGGTCAGGTTGGAGATGTTGAAGGCTGCGTACGACGAGCAGTTTAATTTGGCTGCCGGCGAAGATCGGGAAAAGGCTTCTTTGCGCTTTGTGCCTAGACAACAGTATATCGGTGGGAGCACCACCTAATGGCTAATTTTGCAACAGGCCGCAAAGCTATTGCCGAGTGTGATCGGTGTGGCATGCAGTTTCCGTTAAAAAAACTAAAAACAGAAATTGTCAAGACAAAAAAGTATAATTTGAAGGTATGCCCAGAGTGCTGGGATCCGGATCATCCTCAGTTGTTATTGGGCATGCAGCCAATCGTTGAGGCAATCGCTTTGAGGGAGCCAAGGATAGATACTACCTATATCACAGCCGGTGTTAACGCAGACGGCAATCCAACAGGCGGATCAAGGAACATTCAGTGGGGATGGTATCCTGTAGGTGGGTCAAGCAATTTCGACGCAGTATTAACTCAAAACTACTTGGTTTCTACTACGAATGTTGGTACAGTAACGATAACAGTGTCTTAAGGAGATAAACATGGCAAAGATGGAATCAGACAAAGCCGACATGGCTCAAGATAAAGCCCTCATCAAAAAAGCGTTCAAGCAGCATGATATGCAAGAGCACAAAGGTGGTAAAGGCACTGAGCTTAAACTTAAAAAAGGCGGCATGACCAAGAAAATGGCTAAAGGTGGTATTACCGGACAAGCTATGAAATCTATGGGTCGCAACATGGCTCGCGTTGCAAACCAGCGTGGCTCTTCGAGGGGCGGATAATGGCTAAATACAGCAAAAAAATGATGGGCAAAGAAGTCGGCGATGCGGCTGTGTATGCCGAGCCCCACACAATGACAGGTAAGAAAGTTAAAGTCGAAGAAATTCCCGGCAAACCTTCTGAACTTACAGGTACTAACCGCATGCGCATGAGTGTCGGCATGTACAACAATGGCCCAGTAGTGCCTACAAAAACCGACGGTATTAAAGTTCGTGGTACAGGAGCGGCGACCAAAGGCTTGATGGCCAGAGGCCCGATGGCGTAATGACGTACACAGAGCTTGTCACCGCTATACAGCAGACTGCTGAAAACTCGTTTGATTACTCTACCAACCCAGAGATAATTAATAGGTTTATTAAGCAGACGGAGCAGCGCATCTATAACACGGTGCAGATTTCCAACTTGCGCAAAAACGTGACCGGTAACTTAGTTGGTGGTAATGCTTATCTAAATTGCCCAACAGATTTTTTGTCAGTGTATTCCTTGGCTATTTTCACTCCAAGCGCAACACCGGTTGACTACACGTACCTCTTAAACAAGGATGTGGATTTTATTCGTGAAGCGTACGACAGTACCACGGGCAAACCAAAACACTACGCCATTTTTGGCCCACAAAGCCAGAACCCTTTGTATTTGACTTTTATTGTCGGGCCTACACCCGATACAAGTTATTCTGCCGAACTACACTATTACTACTATCCCGAATCTATCGTTACTGCTGGGACTACTTGGCTTGGTCAGAATTTTGATTCCGCGCTGTTAAATGGATCTTTGGTCGAAGCTATTCGCTATATGAAGGGCGAAGCGGACATGATTCAGTTGTACAGCACTCTGTACATATCAGCTATTACCCTACTCAAGAATTTGGCGGATGGTAAACAACGCGCCGATACGCACCGCGACGGCCAACTTAGGGTAAATGTTCAATGAGTATTGTTCAAACCCAGACTACGAGCTTTAAGGCGGAGCTGTATCAAGGCATCCACGATTTGACTACGGATGTTATAAAGATTGCCCTATATACAGCCTCCGCCAACTTAAACGCCAGCACAACAGCCTACTCCACTACCAACGAGGTAATAGCATCTGGATATACAGCAGGTGGGCAGACGATGACGGGTATCACAATAAATTCCGCCGACTATACTGCGTATGTTGGGTTTAACAATATTTCTTGGACTTCAGCATTGACAGCTAGGTGTGCTTTGATATATAACTCCAGTAAGTCAAACCGTGCGATTGCTGTGCTAGATTTTGGTTCAGACAAGTCAAGTTCTACCACATTTACAATAACAATGCCGCAAGCAACGGCAACGACAGCATTGATTCGTAGTTCAAACTGAGGTAAACATGTTAGTAAATACAACACACGGCGAAATGGACGAAAACCTTCTGGAGAAGAAAGAAGGCGGATTCGAAGACGACAACGAAAAAACCACTTGGGTAGAGTATTGGCTAGATGGAAGTCTGGTGCATCGCTCTGCCCATGTCACCCTAAAAGAAACATCCGCCGCTAAAGGCGAAACTGAAGGATTTTAATCATGGCAAATACACAATCGGTATGCACAACATTTTTAGCTGAGGTTATGCAGGGTTACCATCAGTTTGGTCAACCTACTTTGACTTCACGCACCAGCTTGACAGCTCCTACCAACGATACTTTTAAGTTGGCTTTGTATTTTACCTCGGCCACTTTAAACGCATCTACTACCGCGTATTCAACAACAGGTGAAGTTACAAACACTTCCGGTACTGGGTACACTGCTGCCGGGAACACTTTAACCAATGCTAATACACCCGCGTCAACAAATACCAGCACAACCGCTGGCACAGGTTATTGGACTCCCTCGGCGTCTACATCTTGGACTTCTTTGACTGTTACTACAGCCTTTAACTGCGCTTTGATGTACAACTCAACCCAAGGTGGCCGTGCAGTAGCGGTCTATACGTTTGCCGACCAGACAATTACAGCCGGTACATTCACACTGACCATGCCTACTAACGTAGCCGCTACCGCTCTTTTGCGCTTGGCCACAACTTAACGCTATGAGTCATGGCAGAACCAAACCCAAACCTGCAGCCAGCGCTTCTTGTGTACGCATTTGTGCACAAAGGAAGTACATTTTTTTATTACTCTGGCAATAAAGGGCAAGGGTTGCCAAAACATGAGCATACATTTTCTCATTTAACATTTACAGCCGCCGGAAAAACCTGTGTGCGCAAAGAAAATTTGTATAGGGAACTTTTATCCGGCAGCCACCCACTTAATTTAAAAGAAAATGAATGGCATGAAATAGAAATTCTTGAAGACAATACGGTTTTTATTAATGTAAGCGGAGGACAAGATGCCTAGTTACGTTATTTTTGATGAAAACGGTAATTACACTAACTGTATTGTTTGTGATGAATGGGATATTTTGCCGGACGGCCATACAAAACAAAAATTAGAAGATAACCAATATTGGGATTTTGAAACCCAAAAAATAAAAATAATAGGGTCTCCCAACCCTATAACAATAGAAACTGTGTAAATGGCTGTTTATCTTTTTACATCGGGTACAACTTGGACTGTTCCAACCGGTATTACTAGTATACAGGTAGAGTGCTATGGTTCTGGTAATTACTACTCTTCACTCTCAGCTTACTCGTATTCAATTTCA